ATCTTCACCGAGTGACGCTCGACACCGTCGGCACCGACCGTGACGCTACCGAACTGACCGTCGCCGAGCACCGAGCACGTGATGCCCATTTCCTCGAACGCATCCTTCATCTGATACATGAGGATCGAGCGCGTCGTCAGGAAGAGAGTCGGGCGCCGGATGCGCGCGAACGCGAGACGAGCGATACGGGACTTGCCGCCACCCGTCGCGACCTGGGCGATGATCTGCCTGTGCTTTTCGAGCCGGTCGACCACTTCCGGCTGATAGTCGTAGCGCGGATCGTCGGGAAAGCTGTCGATCTTGGGCTTGACCGGGCCGAGCGGTTCCGGCGCGGGCTTCGCCACGAGCGATACCTCATGCCCCGCGCGACGCAGGCCCGCCGTCACGAGATGCACGAAACCGGCGGGGAAGGTGCTCTTCCTGAAGTCGAAGAAGGAGCTGCGTCCGTCCCACGGGCCGCACTTGAACGCGTCCGTCATCTCCGCGCCCGCGACCTTGTAGGAGACCAGCCGCTGAACCTCAAGTTTGACTGTTCGTTCTTCGGTGATGAGCTTGGCGACAGTCGCGTTGTAAGCGATGGAGACTCTTGACATTGTTGGGTTGCCTTCTTTTTGGGTATGGCGTAGTATAAGTCAAAACTGACTATCCAAAACGACCGACACAATGGGCAAACCCGCCTACCAGACGCTGAACGTTGCTCCCGAGCAACTGAAGCCGAACCCCTGGAATACGAACGTTGTCAGCCCCGACAACGAAGCCAAGATCGACGCGTCGATCAAGCGCCTGGGCCTCTTCAAACCGATCGTGTGCCGCGAGCTGGCTGACGGCACGCTCGAAATCCTGGGCGGTGAGCATCGTCGGGACTCGGCGATCCGCCTGAAGATGCCGGAAGTGCCCGTCATCAACGTGGGTCGCATCGACGACACGCGCGCAAAGGAAATCGGCCTCGTCGACAACGGCCGCTACGGCAACGACGACACGCTGCGTCTCGCGGAGCTGCTCGATGGTCTGGGCTCGCCCGATGACCTCGCGACCTTCATGCCCTACACGGATGCCGACTTCGCATCGATCTTCTCGTCGGTGAATATAGATCTGGACGGGCTAGACATACCGGAAGAAGACGACGGGAGCCCAAGCCCGCTGCCGAAAGAGAAGGCCACGCAGACGCACCAGATCATGCGCTTCAAGGTGCCCGTCGAGGACGCCGGCCGCATCACCGAACTGATCGAAGCCACGATGAAGACGCAGCGCTTCACGGACGACGACGCGCTCTCCAACGCCGGTCACGCACTCGTGCACCTGCTCACCCAATAAACCAGTCAAAACTGACTATCGGAACAGACATGGATCGATACATTGGCACCAAGGCAGTCCTGGCAAAGCCCATGACGCGCGGCGACTACAACGACTATCGCGGGTGGGCCATCCCCGCGGGCGAGAAAGCCTCCGACGAGGGCTACCTGATCGAGTATCTCGACGGCGGCGAAGGCAATCACCCGGCCCATCACGGCTACATAAGCTGGACGCCCAAAGATGTGTTCGACAAGGCGTATCAGCCCGCCGTCGGGCTGTCGTTCGGCATGGCGCTCGATGCGCTCAAGCAGGATATGCGCGTCGCGCGCACGGGCTGGAACGGCAAGGGCATGTGGCTCGAACTGTGCCAGTTGCAGGTGCGCCTGCGCAGCACGAACGTGCACGAGTCCTTTGAAGCCGCGCCCTGGATCGGCCTGAAGACGGTCGACGACAAGGTCGTGCCGTGGACGCCGTCGCAGACCGATCTGCTCGCAAACGACTGGATCACCGTCTGACGCCATGAAGTTTCCCTTCTGCCGCACCTGCCTGAACCTGGAATACGACCCGTTCCAGTGCCGCTCCTGCAACGACGGCTCGAACTACGAGAACAACGGCGAAGACGACAGCGACGACGAAGACCTGCGCGCGCTGCAGGCGCTCGACAAGTCCGATCAGGACGAACCCATCTGGCTACTGGAAGCTGCATGAGCACCGAATTCAAACCGCAACTCAAGCCGATCGACTGGCTCAAGCCCTACGCGGGCAACGCGAAGATCCACGACGACAGACAGGTCGCAAAGATCGCCACGTCGATCGAGAAGTTCGGCTGGACGACGGCCATCGTCGCCGAAGCCGACGGCACGATCATCGCGGGCCACGGGCGGCGCCTTGCGGCTCTGCAGCTCGGGCTCAAGCACGCTCCCGTTGTGGTCCGCGATGACCTGTCAGCCGATGAGGCGAAAGCGCTGCGCCTGGCGGATAACCGGGTCGCCATTTCCGAGATCGACGCACGCCTGTTGCAGGAAGAGCTGGCCGCGCTGGAGATGAGCCTTGAAGGCATCTTCGACGACAAGGAACTGTCGTTCATGACGGCGGACCTCGGCGAGATCAACGACACCCCCTTCGTCGAAGACCTCGAAACGGTCGTGAAGGAGGCCGCGGTGTCCGCTGTCAAGTCGGTCGAGGCGGCCGACGCGCGCGACGTGAAGCTGGAGAAGGTGTTCGGCTTCAGGAGCGTCCCCGGACGCGATGAAAAGCACCTGGCGCGCTTCCTCGCAACGATCGAGGAGCAGACAGGACTGACGGGCGCGCAAGCGCTCGTTGCACACGCAAAGGCCGTGACCGCGGCCGCGTGATGATAGTCAAAACTGACTGGCGGAGCAGCAATGCTGATGACCTCGCTTGGCGTGTTCTTCCTGGTGGTGACGGCACTCGCGGCCGTCGCCTGGCTACGCAACAAGCCGCTGGACCTCGATCCCGCCGAGCTTGCGCTGCTGCTCGTCTTTCTCACAACCCTGGACAGTAACGACTGATGAAGCCACGCAACCCCTACGCCGGCATGCCCGCGTCACTGAAGATCGGCAACTTCCGCTTCGTCATCGAGATGATGGAAGCGGGCGACGCATCGGCTGATCGCACCTTCGGTCACATGAACCCGGTGCACCAGAAGATCCGCGTGGCGCCCGACATGAGCGCGCAGAACCTCGCCGACACGTTCCTGCATGAGACGCTGCATGCGATCCACTGGATCTTTGCGCTCGACGACGACAGCGACGAGGAAGACTTCACCCTCTTTGGCGCGCACGGGCTCTGCCAGCTCTGGCAGGACAACCCGGATGCGATGGCCTGGTGGGTGTCGATCAACCGGCAGGCGGCCTGATGACCCGCTACGTCGTCAACAAGCGCTTCACCGCCTCGGTCGAGCGCACTGATCGCGTGCTGGAGATCGCAGAAGCATTCGGTCTCGGCCTGGACGACAAGGAGTTCGTCGTCTTCGACAACCAGGCGCTCGACATCGAGCAGGGCGACGTCGTGTATGTCACGGGTCAGTCCGGCTCGGGCAAGTCGACCGTCCTGCGCGAGCTTAAAAGCCAGATGAAGGCGGCCGGCGACGCCGTCTGCGACATCGACGAGGTGGTCTTCGAGGACCGGCCGCTCATCAACCAGATCGGCACGGATACCAACGAGGCGCTCAAGTTCCTGTCGATCGCGGGACTGAACGACGCCTACCTGTTCGTGCGCAAGCCCAACGAACTGTCGGACGGCCAGCGCTACCGGTTCCGGCTCGCGAAGCTCATCGAAGCCAATGCGAAGGTCTGGGTCGCCGACGAATTCCTCGCCGTGGTCGACCGCGACACCGCGAAGGTCATCGCTTTCAACATGCAGAAGGTCGCGCGCCAGGCGGGCGCCACGCTGCTTGTCGCGACAACGCACATGGATCTGCGCGACGACCTCGCGCCGTCCGTCTACATCAACAAGCGATATCGGGAAAAGATCGAGATCGCGTATTCACCCGAAGGATACAAGGATGCCGACCATTAACCCCACCAAAGACACGTTCGACCACTTTGTCGTCGAGAAATCGAAGGACGAGCCGGTTGTTGTCGCATTCACCGCATCGTGGTGCGGCCCGTGCAAGACGCTCAAGCCGAAGCTCTCGGCGCTCGCCGACAAGTGGGGCTTCACGCTCGCGATCGTCGACGCCGGCGACCAGCGTGAGCTGGCGGGCCTCTACGGCGTGCGCGCGGTGCCGACCGTCATCACCCTCGAAGCAGGCGTGGTGAAGGGCCGCTTTGCCGGCGACCGCACGGAAGCCGCGCTTGAAGACTACTTCGGCGCGCTTGGGCTTAACGAAAACGCACTCCTGGAGGTCTGACATGGATCTGTTCTCCGTCCTGCCGCTGATTTTCATCATCTGCCTGGGCTTCTACGCGATTGTGATCAAGCTCGCCAACCGCAAGAAGCAGCAGGACATGCCGCCGACGGGCGCCGCCCCGTATCAGTGCGGCTGCATGAACTGCTACGACTGCCTGACCGTGCCGAAAGCCGGCGCACCGGCGGGAGCGCCCGCATGACGCCCGAACAGTTCATCTGGTGGCTCGAAGGCTTCCTAGACGGCGGGGCGGATATCGAGATGGACGTGCGCAGCCAGATCCGAGAGAAGCTCGAACAGGTGGGCGCCGCGCCGGCGCCTAAACAGCCGGCGGCCGACCGTCCGCGAACGCATGAATCCTCGATCACGCTCGGCGGTGTTGCGCGCGGCATCGCAACGCCTGGTATCGCGACCCCGATGCCGGGTGCCGGCGGCGGCTTCCACACAGGTGGCCTGATCGCTGCCGCACACACCGTCGGCATCGTCGATCCGCATTTCACGCCCACGATGTGCGTGAACAGCGCCAGTCTCGCATCTGCCGATGCGGGCGCAATGGTGACGAACGCAGCATGATCACGCTCCAGACGCTCATCCTCTTCGCTGCATCGTTCGGGTCGGTGTTTCTGCTCGGGGTGCAGTCGAAGAACGTCAATCAGGGGCGCTATATCGCGTCCGTGGTGACGTCCTTCGGCATCAGCGTGGGTCAGTTCACCTTCGCGCACGCGGCAGCGTCAGGATCGCTCTATGCGTTTCTCGCGAGCGCTGCCGGCGGCTGCTCGGGGATCGCGACGAGCATCTGGTTCTACCAACGATTCATGGAGAAAAAGCGCAATGCCGCTCAAGGCGCCTAAGAAACCGAATCCGCTGAAGGACATCGCGGACAAGATCAGCAAGACCACGGGAAAGCCGCTGGACGTCTCGAAGACGAAGCAGCCGTTCGAGGGCTCCCCGCGCCGTCCGAAGACCCCGCCATCGAAATGAACATCGTCGTCGACAACGCGGACGTCCTGATCGAGCGGCACGCAGTCGGCAGCCCGTCGCTGTCGCTGCTGCCCGAGATTTACGTCGAGCGCGGCACCAAGGCCGACTGGGATCTCCTGCACGAGCTCCACTACAAGGCCGAGAACCTGCCGTTCGGGCCGAACTTCTACCGGTGCGTGCTGCGCGACCAGACGATCGGCGTGGGCGTGATGACGGTGTCCGCGGCGCTCTCCGCCGGCCGCAACGAGGTGTTCACGCACCTGCGCCCCAACCAGGGCGGCATGGACACGAAGCTCATCAACAAATACCGGATGAACTGGATCAACGACAACGCCTGCACGAACTCGCGCCTGGTGCTCGACACCATGTATCGCGGCGCCGGGATCGCGTATCGCATGCAGAACCTGATGATGCGCATGTCGGGCAAGGCGATCGTCGAGTTCCAGTCGTCGATGTCGAAGTTCAACCCGTTCGCGGCCAAGGCGGGCGTGCGCTTCGTGAAGCCGAAGAAGTCCGCCAAGTATGACGCGGGCCTCGAATACTTCCGGCGCTGGTTCGACTCGATCCCCTCCGACTACGTCGGCGTGATGGACGAGCTCAACGCCATGCCGGCGGCAATCCGCGCGAAGTGCGTGGCCGAGATGCGTGACTTCTACTTCCGCCATTCGAGCCGCGAGAAGTCGGGCAACAAGCGCTTTGGGGCGCGCGAGCGGATCGACGAGATGGAAGTGGGCTGGCTCATCAAGCAGCTCCAGCAGCTCGTGTTCGCCAGTCCCCTCTATGGCGTCTACGTGAACCCCGACTACGACCACGACGCGGGCAAGCCGCGGGAGCTGCCGGCGCGCATCCCGCTCCTTGCGTTCGACAATCAGCCGGTGGACGCGCCGCTGAGCCTTCTGAACCGGGCCTGATCCATGCACCTGACCACCAAGCAGCTCGAACTCCTGCGCGTGATTGCCGCGGCCAACGAAGACGGTTCCGCGTGCGACCTCGACGAGGTGATCGAGCGCATCAACTACGAAACCACCAAGGCGTCGATCCAGTTCTCGATCCGCGCGCTCATCAAGCACGGGCTGATCGCCAAGGTCGGGACCGAGAAGCGTCGGGGCCGGCAGCGGGTGCTCATCGGGATCACGACTGCGGGCCGCGGCTTCGTCTCCAAACCGGTGTCGTCTTCGGGTCCGGCGTTTGTCGAGTCCGAAGAAACCGCGATCCTGGAAGAGATTTTCGAGGGTGCCTGACTTGGGTCCGCAGTTGGGCTCCCAAGTCGCTTTCGTATATATAAAGAATACTTAAAGAATAAAGAATGAAAGATAAAGAATTCCGGGAAAGCGAGGCGGCCCCAAGTTGGGCTGACCCCGATGAAAGAGCCCGACTCCGGCTCGATGCTGCAATCGCGGCCGCGCTCGGCTTTCTCGTCGAGATCCAGGACGGGCTCATCAAGTGCTGGGAGCGCGGCGCCGTGCCTGACGAAACCAACTGGGTCGTCGCACCGCGCTTCACCGAGCGCGAGACCCTGAGCGCAGAAGCACTCGCAAAGCGCGAAATCCCGCACTCAGTGCTGCCCGAACCGGGCGGGGGATGGGTGTGTCGCTTCGAGCAGGATGGCAGCCCCAGAGCGACTTCTGCACACACCGACGAGGCGACCGCGCTGGCCGCGGCCCTCCTGCTTGTCATCACAAAGGATAGTCAAAACTGACTGTTGACAACGGCCGCGGGCGCGGCTACAGTGGAGCCCTGGATTCAAGTTTCATCTTCTGTCTCCGAATGGGCGCCTACCTCTGCGCCCTTTTTTTTGAAGATGCGAACCAGAAGGACCAGCAGTGACGAAGGCAACGGCATCAACGCCAGCAACACCCGAGAAGCACACGCGCCTCACGCCCAAGCAATGGGCCGAGGCTGAAGCGCTCTGGGAGTCGGGTGACGTCACCTACGCCCAACTGTCGGCTCGCTTCGGCAAGCACAAGTCCACCTTTGTCGAGCACTTCCGCAAGAAGAAGATCGTGCGCGGTGCGAAGAAGGCGGAGGTCGCGGCCGCGGTGAAGGAGGAGGTTGCCAAGGCGGTCGTCGATGATGCGACGGTGCTCGCCGCGCGCATCAAGGAGACCAAGGAAGAGCACTACAAGATGGCCGCGGGTCTCGCCAAGCTCACCTGGAACGAGATCCTGGCGGCCAAGCGCGACGGCCTGCCGTTCGCCACCATCCTGAACAACCTCAAGTCCCTCGACTCCGCGATGTCGGTGCTGAAAAAGGCCCGCGAGGAGCGCTGGGCCGTGCTCGGTCTCGACAAGGACAGCGGGCTGGACGAAGACGGCCTGCCGGAGCTGGTCATCAGCGAACTGACGGCCGAGCAGATCGAGGCGCTGCGCAACCGCGACGAGGACGACGTCGGCGAGTCCGAGGTCGATGTCGTGAACGCGGAGCTCGACGGCCTCGATGACGATGTGGTCGAGGAGGGCGACGATGACGAGTAAGAAGGCGTCGCTCTCGCTGCACCCGAAGCAGATGATGGTGTTCCGGGACCGGCACCGCTTTCGCGTGGTCGTGGCGGGGCGCCGGTGGGGCAAGACGCAGCTCTCCAAGGTGCTGATCATCAAGTTCGCCCAGATCCGCAAGCGCAAGGTCTGGTATGTCGCACCCACCTACAAGATGGCCAAGCAGATCCTGTGGACGGATCTGCTCGATGCGTTGCCGAAGAAGTGGATCAAGAAGATCAACGAGACGACGCTCACCATCACGCTGCGCAACGGCACGCGCATCGAACTGAAGGGCGCCGACAAGGCCGACTCGCTGCGCGGCGTGGGTATCCACTTTCTCGTGCTCGACGAGTTCCAGGACATGAGCGAGGAGACGTGGACCAAGGTG